AATACCAAATAGACTTACTCCACAAGCCATTCCAGGACATGCAGAAGGGCGAAGCAGCTATTGCACTCGCTGCACGTGATAAGCTTGATGAGTATAGGGAAAAGAATGCCCAATCAGCTTAGCATCTTTATAGGCTGGGATTCGCGGGAGGCAGCCGCGAGTGAAGTGGCTGCGCATTCAGTGCGTAAGCGCACCAAGTCGCCTGTCAATATCCAGTTCCTCAAGCACCGTGAACTGCGCCAGAACGGATTATTCCGCAGGCACTGGCTGATAGATTCTGACACCGGGAACTTTCGGGATGCTGTTGATGGGAAACCATTTAGTACTGAGTTTTCTCATACAAGATTCCTAATTCCCGAACTGATGGGTTATAAAGGCTGGGCGCTATTCTTTGATGCGGACATGATATTCCTGTCAGACGTATCCAAACTGTTCGAGCTATGTGATGACAGATACGCAGTAATGTGCGTTAAGCATAAGCAGGAAGTAAAGTTTGATACCTATAAAATGGATGGCAGACCGCAGCTTGCATATGACCGCAAGAACTGGTCATCATTTGTGCTATGGAACTGCGGACATCCGGCCAATAAGATTCTTACTAAAGAACATGTGAGCTTTGCAAGGGGTACAGACCTACACGCATTTGAATGGCTACCTGAAACTTTAATAGGTTCGCTTCCAATCACATATAATTACATTAGCGGCGTAAGCCCTAAACTCCCACCAGAAAGTGGTAATAGGCCATCAGTAATCCATTATACGGAAGGCGGCCCGTGGTTTGAAAACTGCCAGGACGTTCCATACGCTCAGTACTGGTTAGATGAATATGAGGATTTCCAGCGTTCAAGACAGGATGATTTTATAACCGAAGTGCCAACAATGGCTTTTGATAAAGTGGAGGCGCTATGATTGCATTATTATGCCCATCACGCGGTAGGCCAGAACAGCTTAAGCGCATGTGGAATAGCGTGAAGCAAACTGCTGGCGCTGATGTTAAACTATATCTTGCTACATCTCCTGAAGATGTCCCGGCTTATTCTGAAGTTAATGGCAATAGCAGGAAATATGCGCTTCCTGACAATCTACCAACGGGTTTTAAATGGAATTTGCTGGCTGACGAAGCAATGCGCAACACAGACAATAGATTGTTTATGCTTGCCGCTGATGACATGGTATTCACAACTCCATGCTGGGATGAGGCGATAATAAGCCATTACAATAACCTTGAAAATAAAATCCATGTTTATGCGTTGCAGGATACAAGGGATAAGAATGGCACTCCACACCCTATAGTCACGCGGGAATATATTGAGGCAATGGGATATTTCCTGCCGCCGCAATTCCTTCACTGGCATATTGATTCATGGACAGTTGAGATAGCAAAGGCAAATAATTGTTTTACCCATTTGAAGGAATACGAGCTCTTGCATGATAAGCCTAGTGATAAGGGTGATGGTGACGAAACGCATAGCAGAATAAGGGTGTGGGGATGGCGGCAGCGCGACCAGTGGGTTAATGAAAAGCTGCGTTCAGCAGGCTTCATGGCGGCCGAGCAGCGCAGGCTAATGAGCGTTATTAAGAATGGGGTGATGGCTGCATGAGGATTTGGATAACCGGCATAGCAGGATTTCTCGGGAGTCATTTGGCCGATGCGCTAATTGCTGAGGAGCATGAGGTATATGGAAATGATAGCCTGATTTGTGGTGATGGATTGAATATGCCTGAGAAGGCGATCCGCTTCAGTACTGACTGCTGCAATAATGCTTTGTTGGCAGAGCAGATGAGAGACTTTAAACCTGATGTTGTTGTACATTGCGCAGCTACAGCGCATGAGGGCTTAAGCTCATTCAGTCCTTCATTCATCACCCGCAATATTTATGAAGCGTCAGTCTCAACATTCAGCGCAGCTATAGCAGCAGGCGCTAAGCGCATTGTTTATATGTCGAGCATGGCAAGATATGGCAGGCAGCAGCCTCCCTTTAATGAGGAAATGCGCCCAGCGCCTGTTGACCCATACGGCATTGCCAAAGTAGCGGCAGAAGATACGCTTAGAGTTCTTGCCAAAACACATGGCATTAATTACTCAATAGCCGTCCCCCATAACATCATCGGCACAAGGCAGCGTTATGTTGACCCATACCGCAATGTTGCCTCAATCATGATTAACCGTTCTAAGCAGGGTAAGCCCATAATTATTTACGGGGATGGGGAACAGCAGAGATGTTTTAGCCCGGTGAAAGACTGCATACCTTCAATCATTAAAATGGTTCATGGGGCGGCAGATGGGGAGATAGTGAACATAGGCCCCGATAAGGGCGAGATAACAATAAATGAACTGGCAAAGATAATAAACCAACTAACCAATAATCCAAATCCTCCGCAGCACATGCCTGATAGACCAAACGAAGTTAAACAAGCTTATACCTCAAGCGACAAGGCAAGGGATTTGCTGGGATATGAGCCGAGGGATTATCTACTAGATTGTCTTAAAGAAATGGCTGATTCGATTGAGGCGAAACCTTTCATCTATGATTTCCCTATAGAGATAAAGAAAGGCTGCCCTAAAACATGGTCAGAGAGGTTGATGTAGTGGCAGACTTCATTGCATTGTCTGGTGGTTTCGATCCATTACATTGCGGCCATACAGCTATGATTGCAGATGCTGCGTGCTTTGGGAAGGTTATAATCCTGCTCAATTCGGATGATTGGCTTATGCGCAAGAAAGGCTATGTGTTTATGAAATTCGAGGAACGCAAGCGCCTATTACAAAGCCTGCGGGATGTTTACTGTGTATTACCTGCGCAAGATGATGATAACACTGTATGCAAAAGCATAGATAGCCTTAAAGATCTAGTCCGTTATTTTGGAAATGGCGGCGACAGGAAGGCTGATAACACCCCTGAAGCGGAACTATGTCAGCAGCTAGGCATACCGATAATATATGGTCTTGGCGGCAATAAGATTTCAAGCAGCAGCGAGCTTGTGACTAATGCAATAGCGAGTGGCGCATGAGGCTAGTCAGGCGCAAATGGGGTTTTTATATAACCTTGCTCGACCGCAAGCAGTTCAAGGTGAAGCTGCTACGCTTCAAGCCATTCGGCAAATGCTCTGAACAATGGCATAGGAAGCGTAATGAACTGTGGTTGTTTCTTGGGGGGAAGGGAAGGCTAGATGTGGGAGGCGAAATACATAACAAGGACGAGAACCTTAACGGTAAGTATTTCCTAATCCACCGTGGCGAAGTCCACCAATACGAAGCATACGAAAAAACATGGGTGCTTGAAATACAATACGGCAGCAAATGTGAGGAGAGCGACATTGTCAGAATTTGATAAACTATGGTCGGATATAGAGGAGCGTTCCAGGCGTTGGGCAATTCCTATTGTCCAGGACAAGTTAGAACTTGAACACGTGTTTAATCTTATAAAGGGCTGCGAAAGTTATTTAGAAATTGGCACGGCAGAAGGGAATGGATTATATGTCCTAGCTCACGCCTTAGCTCAATATCCGAATATTGCAATAGTAGATTTCGGTGAGAAGCATACTGCAGACCCAAGGAATGAAGTGATTAAGCGGCTATTTGATAATGGCATAGGGGTTAGGGAGATATTAGGTAACAGCCATACAGTAGTTGGCAAGGTAATAAGGGCGGAATCTGATTATGAATTAGAAAAATATGACGTGGTATTCATTGACGCAGGCCATAGCTATGAAGATGTTATTGCAGATGCAACGGCATATGGCCATCTAGCAACCAAATTCATCATCTTCCACGACATTCAGCTCCAGCCAGTACACGCTGCATTTGATTGGTACTGCAAGCAGAACCCGCAATTTAAGGTATCGACATTTATTAATTCAAGAGAGTACGGCTACGGCATTGTGGAGGTGGAATGACAAAATATTTGTCAGATAGGACATACGAAGAAGTTAATCGTATTTTGGTTTATTTGCCCTCAACTGGAGAGATTCGCTGGAAAGATAGACCTCAAGCTAGGAAAGCTTGGCGTAAGAGATGTGCTGGTAAACTTGCAACAGGTCAAGCTCGCGGCAGATTGATAGTAAACCTGCGAAACAAATTATATGCGGCTCACAGACTCGCTTGGTTGCTTTTTTACAAAGAATGGCCGTCAATGGATATTGATCATATAGATGGCGATTATCACAATAATAGGATAACTAATTTGCGGTTAGCTACACGTTCGCAGAACCAATGTAATCGTAGACTTCAAAGCAATAACACTTCTGGATATAAAGGAGTTGGCTGGTGCAATCAAAATAGAAAGTGGTATGCCAGAGTTAAATTAAAAGGAAAGCTTCATTATTATGGTTACCACCAAACGCCAGAGTTAGCTTACCAAGCAGTACAGAAAGGCTTAAAACAATTACATGGCGAATTTGCGAGGATTAAATGAATATTGTTGTTTGTACAACTTTCGGGAATCAGCATTTCGATGTTTACGCGCGCCAAATGCTTCAATCTTATGCGCAATATTGGCCGAAAGATATAAGGCTATTAGTGCAATTAGACGATGATTTGTTAGTACCTGATGTTGATAAGATTCTAAGGCCGCAGGATGCAATGGTTGTAGGGCATGACGAACAGCACGCCGCCTTTATAGAGCGCAACAAGGGCAAGGATGACCCCACAAATTACCGCAAGCAACCTGTAAGATTTTGCCATAAGGTGTTTGCAATCCATAGGACATTGCAGGCAGTAAATGATGCCAAGTCAGCAGGCGCGAAAGATACGCCGCGTTATATAATCTGGATGGATGCAGACGTTGTGACAACCAAGCCTGTAACAATGGAAGATATTAAAAAATGCCTTCCTAAAGAGGGCGATGCAGTTGCTTATCTAGGCAGAAAGGATTGGGAGCATTCAGAGTGCGGTTGGTTGGCGTTTGATTTGCAGAATTGCGGGGATGATATAATTAAAAAACTATATTCGGAATATGTGACTGATTCTGTACTAGCAATGTCGCAGCAACATGATTCTTGGGTGTTCGATAGAATACTGGAAGATTATAGTGAATTGGCTACAAATCTTACCAAGGACAAACCAGGCATGGAAATATGGCCTCAATCTCCCATGGCTGCATGGTCAATCCATTACAAAGGCCCGGCAGCTAAACAAAAGCTAATCCCTCAACAATTACAGCCCCGGCAAGGACAGAATTTTATAGTGCAGACCAAGAACGCAATCCCGAATGAGCAAATCTGCAAACACATAAGTGAAAACCAGAAGCTAATAAAGAATTGGGTACAGGAATGCGAGCTTAATAATGAAACGATAGTTGTGGTGTCAGCAGGTCCTTTGCTGGTGGCTGAAGATGTTAAAGCCGAGATTAAAGCAGGACGTAAGATAGTCGCCGTTAAGCACGCCCTAAAACCCCTTAAAGCCGCTGGTATTAAACCTTGGGCTTGCATACTCTTAGACCCTCGCCCGCATGTAGCTGATTTCGTAACGGCAGCAGACACAGATGTTATCTGGCTTGTTGCCTCGCAAGTAAATCCGAAGGTAACAAAAGCGCTATTAAAGCGTGGATGTACAGTCTGGGGCTATCACGCATCAGTTGGCGCCGGGGAAGAATACCTAACCCGGAAACAGCCATATTCTATTGTTGGCGGGGGAAGTGCAACTGCTACGAGAGGCCTATTCCTTCTAAGGCATTTGGGATTTGAGAACTTCCGCCTCTATGGTTACGATTTATCATATCCTGATAAGCCAGATTTAAATGCGCGGGATGATATGGGGCAACCTAAATATCTTGAGTTCAGCGTAGGTACTAAAAACCCTTATGTTGACATGAAGCGTAATTTCTATTCAGAGCCGCAACTGATAGCTCAGTTTGAAGAACTGAATGACATAATCAAAACAGGGAAACTTAACATTGAAGCGTTTGGTGACGGTATGGTTCCGTTCATCATAAAGCTCATGAACCTCACCCGTTTGCGTCAGGATGCCGAAAAATGTATAATGGGAAGGAAATTATCATCATATAAACGGTTATTTAAATGGCAGAAAACGACCAGATTATCCAGAATATTGCCCAGGATATTACCGAAAACCCGCCACAAACAGAAGGCCAGCAGGAACTAGTAACCGGCCTTGCGCAAGCGGAGTTAACTGGCAAGATTAAGAATGCTGCCGAAACATACAATCTTGCTCAGGATATAGACGCTGATAAAATCCGGCAGATTGGTCAGGAAGTTTGGGATGGGTATGAAACAGATGACAAAAGCCGCGCAGAATGGCTAGACCTTCATACATTCTGGCTGTCGCTTTACATGCAGACTGATTATGCCGAGAACTCAGATGCTGAAAGAAGCTGGGGAGCAACAGAAAGCATACCCGTATTAACCGAAGCTGCTGACCAGTTTCAGTCGCGAAGCTATAAAATATTCTTCCCTAATGACACATTTGTTTCCGCCGTGCCAATGCGCAGGACAATTGATGACAGAAAGTTGCTGGAAGAACGGGCTGAGAAGATTGGCCGCCACATGTCCTACCAGTTGGGATTCCTGGATAGGTCATATAAGCAGGACAAGGACGCGCTTTTCCTTGGTGTAGCGGTACATGGCTCATTCTTTACCAAGACATACTTTGATGCCCAGCTAAAACGTTTCAAGGTTGATAACGTGAGGCCAACAGACTTAGTTGTAAACTACACTGTGGGCGCTGCTAGGATGGAGGATTTACGGCGCAAAACCCATATCATCTATACTACAGTTGGCGAAACGGAAGATTTAGCAAATCAGGATTATTTCCTTGAACCTGCCAAACCATGTAACCTGGCAACGGATAATGTTTATAATATCAAGGTTGATGAGTCACAAGGGCTTGTAATGCCCGATGGCAAAACAAAGCGTGATAAGCCAGCAGTATTGCTTGAACAACATTTCTATCTCGATATTGATGATACCGGGGTATTCCATCCTTATATTGCAACAATTTGCGCGGCCAGCCGAAAGCTGCTAAGGCTTACTATTGGTTACGAAGCAGACGAGCAGGGCAACCCGCTAGATGATTTTAAACAGGTGCAGTATTTTACGCATTACAAGTTTAAAGAGAATCCAGATGGGTTCTACGGCCTCGGATTAGGCCATTCAATCGGCGACCTAAACTCAGCCATCAATATTATGCTGAGGCAATCCATTGATGCCGCAACCCTTGCCAATGACGGAAATATGTCAGGGTTTATCAGCGAAAGGCTGGGTATTGTTGGTGATGAAGTGCGGATGACTTTGGGCAAGTTCCGGAAAATACCTGACACTGTGGGTGATTTGGATAGCTCCATAATGATGATGAAATTTCCGGGGCCTAATGAGTCCCAGATAACATTGATGGAAGCATTAGACCAGAGAGCACAGCGTATGGGCTCGACAACTGAGGCTACTACTGGTTCTAGCGAAAAGGTGGTGCAGCCAACAACATACCTTGCGCAAATTGAGCAGGCATTAGAGCAGTTTTCCTCCGTTCAAATGCGGCTTGCAAACTCACTGAGCGAGGAATTACAGAAGATTTACCGTATCAATCAGCGTTATCTGCCATTCATTGAATACTTCACAGTCAACGGTGAGCCCGAAACCATCACGCGTCAGGATTACTCAAATGATATGCTTATCCAGCCTATCTTTGACCCCAAGTATGC